TGTTAACAATCTAGGCGGGTGAGGGCTTCGCTTGGACTAGTCCCTCAGGGGTGCAACACTCACCCCAAAAACGTGCCAATGAGATTGTTGGCAATCCCACTGGCCCAACTCGGCAAGAAACTGGCAGCTTTCTTGGCACCCCAACTGAGGGCATGCTTTGCCGTGGCTCCCCAATCCATGGACGGATTCTTCATCTCGGCGACGAGAGAGGGGACCTTCAACGGCCTCGAGTCGGTCAAGTGGTTCACGAAGGCTTGAGTGCCCTTTCCCCCGTGAATCCCCGATGGCACATGCGGTGCGGCGTACCCATTGGACGCTCCCAGCTTGGACAGATGGTTCAGACCCCCGCTGATGTCGCTCTCCGGAGCCGACAAAGTGGGCTCAGCAACGTCGCCAACGCGATTCGTCTGAGTCTTCTCGTACTCGTAAAGCACGATGGTCTTGACCTTGAGAGTCTGCCCGGACGCGCAGCCGGTCATCATGACACCGATCTGCGGGTAGCCGAAAGTTTGGTTGCCCACGGCAACTGGCTGAACAAATTTGAAGCACTGGGCATCTGAGGGAATGGCGGCTGTGGACATCACCTGCCCGCTCACCCATCCTGCCAACGGCCGTGTCTCCAACGAAACAATGGCTGCATTCAGGCCCGTCAAAATGGCCTCCGTCGTTCCCGGAAGCGCTCCTTGTGCTGCGGCCCCGTAAGGCTCGCTTGTCGAGATGACATAAATGTCACCCTTCGTTGTCAGCTCAGCATCGTCGCTCCAAACCTGCAGGCCCATGCCAATCATGCGCAAGTTCGTGTTCGCGACCCATGACCCATCGACGAGCGTAGTTGCGCTCGAGACAAGGCCCACGGTTGCCGTTGTTGCTGCCACCGCTGGCAGCGCCACACCCGCATAGGCGGCAACTCCGTCCGTGTACCAGACGTTGCTGCCCTGCGAGCCTCCAGAGTACGAGGCGTACTGGTACGTCGCCTCTGCGATCCACCCGTCGGCGTTCATGGTCAGGAACCCAAAGCCTGCAGCGTTCGCCTTGACGGTGAACGTGCGTGGTATCGCGGCCTTCTCAGTGATCACACCCCCGCTTCCGAGAATCAATGGCACACCGCATGGAACGGTGATGAACGGGTCCGCGACCGTGTTCAAATAGCCAAAAATCGCCTCGTCTTGGCGCGTGAGCGGGTCCGAGAGGGACCGGAGCTGGTTGCCAAGGGCTTTGGGGAGCCGATTGGGAACCTTGGCGGCCGCTGCGAGGGCCGCGTTAGCGGGCCGTCGAACAGCGGTGCGAGCCTTGCGGCCCTTTTTGTCGGTTGACTTGTCTTTTCCTGGCATTCCATGAAACGACGATTGTTGTTGTGTTGTGTTTTTGCACTTTGCAAAAATTTCCCCTCCCAGATCGTAGGCATTCTTGATTAAGCACAACGGCATCATCTCGAACGAATCGTCCCCCCCAGCAGCGCTCGCCGGCTTCCCGAAGCGCGCCACATAGAAGGGCAGAAGATTTGTGGATATGACCGGCGTCTCACCGATCGACCCGAACACGATGCCAGCATCGCATTCCGCGCAAAATTGCTCCAAATCCACCTGTGGGTCTGGGTACCCAGCAGATGCACAAAGCTTTTGCATTCCACGAAAGTAGTCACGACGACTTATCCGCGGCGCAACGTAATCGACCCCGGTCTCAGCCAGGAATCGGTTCGTGTGCATCAAATCCACTTTCCAAGCCGCCAGACTCTCCGCAATGAAGATCGGGTCCAGCTGCCAGACGTGAATGAGCATGCGGCGAAAGGCTCGGCCGCACGGGGTTGCCAGAATGTCCGGCATGCTCACGCAAACTGCAGCGTCGTACCGCTGAGCCGCGTGAGTCACTGGCAGTGTTGAGTGACCCAGAAAAGCCTGCTTGACCAAGCCCAACGAGTACCAAGATGCATCGCCATCATCGCTGATGACAAAAGCACCCCCCAAAAACGTGACTGCCTCAGGGTCACGCCAAAATGTGCCATCGTCCGGATCGATCTCAAACTTGGGATTGAAACCGCAGGCGTTGAACACCTTGCAGACGATGTTGGGCAGCTGTGATATATTGGAACCCATCAGGCGCAGAACACGCGGAATAGGAAAGAGCTGGCCGCCCACAGCAAGTAGCGACGTGGCCATCTCCCCAGTGATGGTGGTGACATCGTCCTTCTTGTAAAAGACATCGATGCCGTTGATTTCCGTTTCGGCAGTGACAACACGAAACAGCCCGGTCTTGGCCTCCATGAAGAGTTCCAACCACTCCTCAGCCTCTCCCGATGTGGCGAACTCCACAATGCGCTTGAAAGCCTTCTGATACGACTTCCCGCATGACAAATCGCAGGTTTCAAAATCGAAGACGAATGAAAGGATCAATCCGTCGTCGTTCATCCAGAACCCGACCATGTCGTCGCCATGAGCAAGCCAAACCACGCAGCACTCGCGTAGCAGCTCCCTGACAGTGGCTGTGATCAGATCTGCGCGTGTCTCCAACACGTACACAAAAACAAAACACATGTCGCCGACCGGATGGGTGGTCGCAATCCACTCTCCATCCAGAAAACTCCAATACCACCTCCTGCCCAGCCACCGTTTGCATGGGACAACCCATTGCGTTGCCAAAACGCCGACCTCGTCGACGGGGCACAGCGGCCTGCTTTTGTTGACGTCGCTCGCGTTCTCATCACCGAGAGCATCGCGAACCACAAGGATCTCGTCGGTCTTGACTGAGAGAGCCTTTTCCGCTTTCCTTGAGCCAGCGGTTGCAGCCAGAAACTGCGAAATGCGCATCTTCTTGTGCGCGTTTGTCCACGGACGGTCCTCAAAATAAGCAACGGTCTCCTCCACCGTCATCATTTGGAACCCACGATCATCGATTGCTGCCAGCATCTCGGTGAACTCGTCTGTGGTTGCTCTCCACATGCCGTGTTGCGGCTTGAAAGCGGGAACTGCATCAAGGCGCAACGCGGCGACCAAGCATACAGTCTTCAAATCCCCAACAGGTTTGCTGAAGAGATGGGTGATTGGGTTGATCAACCGCGGCACGCGGGTGACCTTGGGAACGCCCCCCTCGAAGTTGATCAAGGGACTGAGATCCGCCAATGGAATGAGCTCCCCATCCGGCTCCCGGACGAAGAGACACTCTGCCTTTTCAGCCCACTTCTCAGAGGGCATACTTGCAGCAAGCGGCTCGACCGGTTGGTCGAACATTGCAAAGTCGAACTGATAAGCGGCAAGCTTGTCATACAGTCCTTGGAACATGCGGCGTCGGCTCCCTTTCGTCACGATGTAATTAAACAATGCGTGAAGAGGAACACTGACCCACAGCGGCGCGAGCCAAAGGATGACATGCGCCGCCACTCGCAAAATGGCCTTTGTGACGACCAGAGCGAGCTCGCTTTTGCTTCCCCCCACACCACTGAGGAGTTCGTGAGCGACCACGATGATTGATTCAATCGCCCCAAAGATGGCAGCGAGGTGAAAACCGCCGGCTTTCTTCAAGCACTCCTCGGCGGCAGCTGTGATGACGCACACAGCGACGTGCCCCATTTCTTCCAAAATGACGGCAGCACGAGGGTGCTCGTGCATCCACTTCAGGTAGCTGGCTGTGACACCCAGTTTCCCGATGCGATTCATGATGCCCTGCGCGCGAGACGTGAACGCCTTCAGCTTACGCAGAGCAAAGAGAGACAAGCGGACGGTGGCCCCGAGCACGCTCAGGGGCTCCATCAACGGCGTGCTCTCAGTGCACACGTTGGTTTTAAAACCCTCCAACAGGGACAATGCCCAAGACTTGATCCGGTCCCAGAGGAACCCGGCAAGCTCGGCAATGGCGCCAAACAGCTCAGCAATGAACTGAACATGAGTCTGTTTGCGCGTCAGCCGGGCCACAGAGGCCCCGACCGACAAGGACACACCCGAAGATGCCACCAAGCGCTGCGCCACCTGATGATCAACGGTTGCCTGGGCACCAGGCATGTGTGGAAGTGCGAGAATGGCGGCTCCGCGTGACAGAGCAACAGCATTCTCAAGACTGGTCCGAGCACACGCCACCAAGAGGCTGTCGTACTTGTCCAGGCACTTGCGCTGCGATTCCGGCAGCTGAAAAAGAGTGCGCCTCAGTGCGGAGGCGACGGAAGAGCTCACGCTGCTCGACTGTTCCAGGTCGGTGCGGAAGCTGTGGAGAAGAGTGGTCATGGTGCCACCCACCAGCTTCCCGTCGTAACACAGAAAGCTGTGGGGCATGGCCCACTCTCTTTTCGGAGCGTCAGCTTGAACACGGTCAGCAGCGACGCACCGGAGGAGGACGCGCACCACTGCATAAGGACCGCAGTGGCGCTCGACGTGGCTCTGACACTCCAGATGCCTTGTCCCAACCTTGACAGTGACGCGGGGTCGCGTCAGCAAGTCGTTGGAGACTTTGTGTTGATAGAACGAGTCACTGGATGAGGTGCTCGCGTGGAAGTGGATCTCGCCGTTGCGAAACTCGGCTACGGCCTCGACGGTGTCGACATCGTCGAACACCATCTCGGCGGGTTTGTCCTCCTCGTCGCTCTCCAGACTGTCCTCGGCACTTGGCCTGGGACGTCTCTTTGGGGCGACCCCATCGGGCAACGAACAGCCCGGGGCACGAAACCGCTCAACCATGAGCGATTTCTCCTTGTCCGGCAAGAACCGCGAGACGACAAAGACGGTGACGCCTTTACACTCGGGTGCCTTCAAGAGATCATGTCCCTCCATGAGGTCCACAAACTCCTCGGTCGTGAAATAGTAACTCGCGTCACTCATCACAAAGACCGCGGACGTCTTTTTGAGGCCGCTCAAGTAGACTTGACGTCCACGAACGGCATCTTGACCACGCTGGACATCACGCCAGCCTTTGATCGCTTTTTGAGTTGATGCTCCCTCCGGCGCAACGAGGATACGTTGGTATGCAGAGAGCTCCGACTCAGTATGGTACAGCACGCACAAGCGTGCCTTGTCAGGTGTCAGCTCACGCCGCCGCCACTCCGACAGGACCAGCTGGGCAACCAACACACGGGTCTGGCGCCGAAAGGCCGCCGAGCCCTGATGCGAGTTGATCGCCTCCGCGGGTCCAAGAACCACATTTGCACCTTCCGCTACAAGAAGAGGGACGGCGTTTTTGTGGTTCTGGGGCAAAGAGAGCACAGCGTTCACTCGGAACGCTCTACT